ACCCCATAGTGACGGCCTACCATTTATGACTGCAATATTCTGAAGAGCTTGCATAGGTGCTAGGCCAATCTCATATCCCCACTGAATAGCTACCAAGATATTATTGGGATTGCCCTGGAAGTCTTTTGGAATGTGAGTAGACGATGCTAGAAACTTAGAGAACTCCATAGCTTCTGTCATGTTAGTTGGATTTAAAGTTGGTAATGTCATATTAGTTCTCCTTCTTTTCAATTTTAAATTTTCTGTACCAAGATGCTTCCTTAGCTGGCACTGTCTTTTCCGGTTGTGCTTTTCTTTTGACGATAGGATTGAGTATTCTGTACTCCCCTATCTCAGCTATCTCGGCATCA